ATCTCTCCATGCTCCTCCATCCCAAAACTCTACTAAGTTAGTAGTCGTGTTATATCTCCACTCACCTGTACTTGGACTAGTCGGTCTCTCTGCAGTAGTTCCACTAGGCAACTTTAAAGCAGTGTTTAAACTTTCTAAGTTAAATAAATCCGGGTTTGTAATTTTTGTTGTTGCCATTTAATTAATTTGTTTTAAGAGCCATAAATAAATAATTTCCACCATTTGCATTATAATCACCATTTGTATCTCCAATTTGAAACCCTGTGCTAGTGATTGTAAAATTTGAATTATTACCTGTTTCTTCTGCAATACTTTCATTCATTTCTAAAGAATTAGCAAACCCTCTAACACTATCTATTATTTTCCAATCTTCTGTAGCATCAGTTCTTTTTATTAGAATCCAATCAGCTTGAAAACCTACAGTTACGATTGGTCCTGTGGTACTTCCATTTCCTGTATAGCTTCCAATTTTTGAGACGTTATCAGCATCTGCAAAACAATATGCAATATATTCATTGCCATTTCCATTTGAATCACCACCTGTTGTAAGTGTAAAAACTGAACTTGTTGGCGCAGTATCTTGCCATACATTTGAAGTTCTGAAACCAGGGCTACCATTTGGCTCTAAATATTTTGTCCAATCTAAAGCACCTCCTACCCAATCTGAAGCGCCAGATGTTTTTTTAATCATAATAAATTTTGGGTCTGTTCCCAACCCGTGTCCTACAGAGGCATTAGCGCCTGTTCCTGTGTATTTCACAATACTGAATCCAGCTTCTGGATATGCTTGTACCGTACTAGTTGTGCTTCCATCAGTGTTACTACTTGTAGTCCCTCCATTTGCTTTCCAACACCAAGCAACATATTGAGCAGCACTCCCAATACCATAATTCGTATTATCATACGCAGTGTTTGTTAAATAATTTCTGTTTACCTGAAAACCATCTGCATCAAAAGAGCCCATTAAATCACCTGCATTTCCACTTTCAGCAGCACTTGTATCAGAAACTAAAAGTTTACCAGCGCCCCTCGTGCTATCCCACAATCCATTAGGGTTTGTACCACCTCGCTGTTTTATCCAAACTAAATCAGGCTGAAAACCTAGCCCTGTAATTGATTGTGAAGTTCCATTTCCGTTATAAATTATAGTCTTAAATGCAAGCGGAGGAGGTATAGCTACATTGTTTATTTTTTGCCAAGCCGTACCGTTATAATACTCTTCGCATGAAGCTGAACCATCCGATGATTCATTGGTATTGTTTCTTACCATACCAGCTACATCTGTAGCAGGTCTGTTTGCATTCGTACCTGTAGGAATCTTTAGTCCGCTCTCTGAAGTCGCTTCATTTAAATCTACTAGTTCCCCGCTTACTTTTGTTGTTGCCATATTACTGTTCTATCCAAGTTAATGTTTCTTCATCCCAAAGATACGATTTTCCATCATTTGGTTTATCTACAGGTGCAGCCCAATCGGAATATATAGATGTGCCGTCTTGAAAAACATCAGGGCTCACGTCTATATCTTTTATTATCCAACCTAAATAAGGTTTTTTTCTTGTAAGCAAACTTGTTGTCCACTCTTGCGCTTCCTCATTCCAATAATTTTTACCTTCTACTTTTTCTACTGGAGCTGTCCATCCTGTCTCTGTACTCCACGACCAACTTGGGTAAGGAGCTTCTGAGTTATAAGGCTGAGAGTAATATTCATAATCTACCCACTCGCCAGTATCTTCTTTCCACCAGTTATTACCTTCTGTTTTTTCTACGGGGGCTTCCCATAAACAAGACTCTTCATTTAAAGTCCAAGACTCAAATGGCTGCGGCGCATAAAACGCATCTCTTACAGGGTCGTAAATATATCCTACCCCTGCATAATTTTTTCTAAAAGGTGTGCCTCCGTTTTGGTGAACACCACCTTGTGTATTGTAAGAAGTTCTTTTGCATAGTCCGCCTTTTCCATAATACGCTTCCCAGTAAATCGTATTGTCTATTTCAGTTGAAGGAATTGGGCCTTTTTCTTCAATTTTTTGTTTTGCTTCAGCTTCTATTTCTGCAACTTCTTCTGGTGTTTTACCTACTCTTGTGTGGTATAAATCTATCATTTCTTGCTCAAACTCTTCATCCCTGCCAACCTCATATTTTATTTCAGATACCCCAGTAATTACTCCAGTAACTACACAAAGACAATTGTCTATTTCTTCTTGCTTGCTATCTATCTCTGCTTGCTTAGCTTCCATCGCAGCTGTATCTTCTTCTGTAGGCTCTTCGATAGAAGTAAGCGTACCCATCTCACTCCATAATACTGAAAGCTCTTCTTTTAGAGTTTTTGTTGTGTGGTCGTTATTTAAAAATGCGTAATGTGCCATATTAACTAAAACTTATTGAATCTGTTCCTGCTGTGAAACTGGTTATTTTATCACTACCATCCGTAGTGGTTGAACTTGTTAATCCACTTCCTACTGATATAGTATAGGTGTTTGGATATCTAACGATTACTATTCCACTTGCACCATTTCCACCATTTTGTGAATTGGCAGCTCCTCCTCCACCAGAACCCGTATTTGTACTTGCATTTCCACCTGCACTTCCATTTCCACCATTTCCACCAATTCCTGAACCACCAGCTCCTGGCCCTCCAGCTTCACTTCCATATCTTCCTCCACCTCCACCTCCAGCGTAAGTAACAGATGCTCCTGTAATAGAAACAGCTAGACCTACACCACCGTTACCTAAAGTAGGGACAGTATAGTGACTGTTAGAACCAGCACCTCCAGCTCCTCCTCCACCTCCAGATGATGAACCGCTTAGACAATACCCTCCATCAAATCCTTGGTTAGCCGTACCAGCTCCACCCGCTCCAGGAGATGGTTGGTATGCTCCACCACCTGAACCCCCAGCTATTCCAGCTGGATTATTAGTTGTTCCTCCTCCCCCTCCAAGTGATGTTATAGTTGAAAAAACTGAATTACTACCACTTGGCCCTGATGTATCTCCACTTGTAGGGCCGCTAGCTCCCGCCCCAACTGTTACAGTGTAACTTGATGAAAGAGTAATTCCTACTTTACTTTCATTTGACGAACCACCACCAGATGTAGAACCAAAGGAAGTACGAAGGCCTCCAGCTCCTCCTCCACCTCCACCAATTCCACCCGCTCTTCCTCCTGCTCCACCACCAGCTACTACTAAAAAGTCTACTTGAAAATCTACACTTGGTGTTGCTGCTCCTTCAGAGAATCTCTTCCAGTCTGCGTTGTCCTTGTATTCAAGTCTGCTGTCTGTTGTATTTAAACGTAAGTCTCCAGCAACTCCCGTTGGTCTTTGAGCCGAAGTTCCCTTTGCCCACACTAGACCTCCAGTGTTACCACTCATGTCAATTACGTTTGTAGTTACTTTGTTTGTTGCCATGAGCTAAACGTTATTGTGTTATTACTACTTCTATTCCATTTGCTGCGGTTGTCGGTGGCGCTGTTGCGAAAGTTAATGTCGTTCCTGCAACTGTATAATTTGCCGTTCCCCCAGAATCTTTGGAGTTTTGATATACACCGCTAATAAATATATTTAGATTAGCAGCCGCCGTTGGCGTTACTGATAATGTAAATGCTGTTGTTGAGTTGTTTCCTGTAAACTGGTCTTTGACAACTGTAGTACCTGCGGCAGAAGCAATGGTAATTTCAGTTGCTGAGCTTCTAGTAAGCGTGATTCCTGTACCCTCTGTTAAGTTAACTGTTGAATCAGCTCCAGTTCCAGCGTCTAATTTTAAAGGAACACTACTTCCAGCTTTTGCGTCAGCTTGAAGAGTATACGTATCTCCCGCTGCAGCAAACGATATTTCATTTGCACTTACCCTAGTTAGAGTCATTCCTGTTCCTCCAGTTAAAGTAATCGCATCATTCGTAGAATCACTACCTGCTAAGTTGATGTTTGTAGTTGCCGCTGGGACATCTACTGTATAAGTTGTACCAGATAACAAGGACTTTGCTACTTGTATATTGTCAGTTCCTTTATATCCAACGAAATAATCTATATCCGCTAGTGTTGCTCCTGTTGTAAATTGTGAAAATTTTACTGCCATTTTATTTTAATTTATTCTGTTATTAAGTCATTACTATTTAATTCTGAAACCATTTGGATTGAAAGTTCAGTTATAATGTCTTCACTTCCGAACGGAGCTTGCCCCGCTTCTCTTTGTCCTATCCAATTCCCTATAGCAATAAATGTCGGCATATTACCAAAGAGCTATTATGTTATCAGCACTTGTTCCTGTCGCAAAAACCTTAACTACATTCACTGGGAAAAAAGTTCCTGTGTTTACTCCCTGAAAAGTAACCTCATCTCCAGCTACTGTTCTTACTTTTAAATTTCCTGCTGTTCCTATGTAAAGGACAGCTCCTTCTTGATGACCACCATAAATCTTATAAGCTTTTCCGCTTGCTGCAAATATGTTTGCTGAAACAGTAAGTGTGTTGTCATCTTCAATACCAATAACTACTGCTTGAGTATTGTCAGTTGTGTTAACAATAATCATGTTTAGTTTTACTCCGCTAGTTAAAAACGTAGCGTTAGTATCTATTAGTTGTGTTGTGCTTCCAGAGGTAGTTGTACCAGTTGGTCCTGCAGTTCCTATATCAGGAATATCTGTATTGTCAGACTTGTTAACTGACCACGCTCTTCCTGCTTGTAATTTTTGGTATGCCATTATTAATTATTTTTTTTACTATACGGAAACATTCGATTAAGACCATCACGTCTTTCACTGCATCCGCAATCTTTATTAAATTTTTGTGCTACTACGTCTACAGCTTTTTTAATTCCTGTGAACTTAGTAAACTTTTCTATATCATCTCCCAGTCCTCTTGACTTCATTTCGTACAAATACATTTTTCGTTTTTACAATCTTTCATCTTAAATGATATTGCAAAGATAATCTTATTCCAATTACATTTAAAATTATGTGTAAGCTTTCCCCACCATCTTGCGATATCGTGAGAAGTTTTAATAAGCCATGCTCCTAGTTTTTTCATTTTACTTTTTTTAATCTTGGGTTTTTCTTTTTTGCTTTAGCTGACGCTTTACGTGTAGCTGAAGCTAAAATAGCAGAGGCAGCTTTTTTGCTTACCCCCTGCTTTTTCGCAATATTATTAGCAACATTTTTAAAACCTCTAGTTTTTTTAGTAGCCATTACTTCATTTTTGAATCAGCTGAGTATGGGCGTTCTCCAAAATACTTGTACATCGCTTTAGACTCGTTTCTTCTGTCTTTTAAAGATTGTTTTTTGTTACCGTTACGAGCTGCGATAGCTTCGTCGTCTCTTGAATTATATCCTTGTTTTTTCATTGTATAAAAATTTTATAAATACAAAGATACTAATATTTTCCTTGTCTATTTTTTTGACTTAGCACCCACACATTTCCATCGTTTTCTAGATAAGTTATTCGGTGTGTTTGGATTGTTTTGTTGCTTTTTACTAAGACGTCTCTTTATACCAAGACTTCTAGCGCAGTAGCTATCGCCTTTAGACGTACCCGGCCTTACTCTAGGTCCACCACCTTTAGCTTTACCTGCCTGACCATAGCTTACTTTTTTTCCTGTTGAAGTAATTTTTACTCTTGCTTTTCCTTTTCTTGGTGTTGCCATTATGCGTTTCTTACTTTTGCTGCTCTTGTGTTTGATACTACTGTTTTACCTTTAGCGCCCGCTTTCTTTTTTTTGCGAGCTGTAGCTGCTAACTGTCTTTTGGAAAGACTTCTTGCTTTTGCCAGGGGAAGACATCTGTCAGGGTTTTTTTTATCCTTACTCGTTCCACATGGCCCTTTTATTTTACCATCCGAGCCAATGCGTACCCACTTCTGGTCTCTCCATTTTTTTAGCTCACCCATTACTTTTTCATTTTTGCACCCGCAATCTTATCTGCGTAAGTTACTCCTGGGTTGTTATCTAGCCCTGCTTTTACACTAAGCATACCGAACTTTGTTTTTTTACCTTTACGGTACTTTTTATTCATCTTACTCATTTCTTACTTTTTTTGGCGTAGTTAGGGTCTTTACAATATTTACTTGCTGCCATGTTTGCATAGGCAGACGGGTATGTGTCAAACGTTCTCTTTGCCCAAGCGATACCTGCTGGACAGATTTTGTTTTTACGACCTGTTTTTTTCTTAGCCATTAATACTTAGACTTAACTTTTTTACCAGTTTTTTTTGCATGCTTTTTTGCAGCTGCTTTTCCTTTTTTTGTGTAACTAAACTTTTTACTTCCTACTGTTGGCATAATTTGTTTTTTTATAAATTAACATATTAGGGTAGTCTTTCGTGTTACCCTTTGGACACGTGTAATTGTATTTGTTTTTATCTAAAGAACTCTTCTCCATTATTTTTTATTCATGTGATTTTTTGTTCTCATAGTAGCGTGAAGAATTTTTTCTTCTCTCGAACCCTTTGGTGCGTATACCATTTTAGATTTACCTGTCGAAGGGTTGTAAATCTCTACATCCCCTGGTGTTGAATTTATTCTTTTGATTGCTGAGTTACGAAATCCCACTGAGTCGTAATTGTCCATTTTACGGATTCCTACTGACTTGGAATTATTTTTCTTACTAGGTCTTATTCCTTTTGGCATAATATTGTTATTTTTACAAAGATAAGAAATCTAATATAATGAAATTAAAAGTTAATGACTGCCTAAAGTACTGGCGAGTCATACGCTATTTTATCAAACAAAAGTATGGTCTGACTACCGGCGATTTAGATATGCTTTTATTTCTTTACAGTGAAGATATATTCTCAAAAGAAAAGTTTGAAGAGTTTGACAACCTACTCTCATGGGACGAAGATAGATTTGATAGACTGCTTAGAGATGGTTGGATAGAAGTATTTCGCCGTAGGCGAAAAAAATTCAAGACACTGTATGGCCTCACGTTTAAAACTCAAAGAGTCATTAGCGGTATCTATAAGAAGCTTAGTGGGGAAGAAATACCTACAGACATGAGCAACAACCCTATCTTTGCAAAGAATGTAAAATTTTCAGACAAGGTTTACAAGAAGATGATTATAGAGATGAACGCTTCTATAAGACAACAACGACGTCTTTCTCCTGAATAATTGTGAAAGGTTCATCGTTTATTATCATAGAGTATCCTGAGCGCTTGTCATAAAAAATAAAGTCACCCTCATCTAAAACAGCTACTTCTGTACCTGATTTTATTATCACTCCTTTTTTGTATCTTAGCTGGTTGGCATCTTCTGAACTTAGAAGAAGTCCTGATGAAGTTTTAATCTCTTCATCAATCGTTTTAATAATTATATTCTTACCTATCGGTTTCATAATACGAACAAAATATTTCAGTTATGTATGTTACTTCACAGATTCCATCAACGCACATTATATCTTCCTTCTGATATTGGTCTACTTTGTATGTAATACATCTATCGTCATCTTTAGTACAAGAAGCTGCCATAAAAAACAAAAGTATCAATAGAAAAAGTATGATGTAATCCAAAATTTTTTTCATTTGCTATTTTTATAATCAAGCACAAACCCAATCGCTACAAGTAAATTCATTCCTACTGAAGAGGCTATCTCCACCAAGTCATGAAACGAATGTATCGATAAATGCACATGCCCTACAATCCAAAAAGGTATGGCTAAGTTTTGGCTTATCCAAATAAGTGTAAACTTAACTAGCCTCATAAGTTCTCGCCATTGTTACAATCGCATTAGTAGATAGTATGGTCACCGCAACACTTACAGCGTTTTGTAGTGCCTGCTTTGTTACCTTCATGGGGTCTATAATTCCAAGCTCTATTAGGTCACCTTCTTTCCCGCTCTTCACATCCAGACCTATGTTCTTCTCGTTATACACTCTACTGTTCTGTATCCCTGCGTTCTCTTGTATCTGCTTAAGCGGCTCTAGCAGCGCCCCCCCCAAAATCGCCTTGGCGATTTTTTTTGAGCTACTTTTTGACCCTTTTAGTAATAAACCCTCTTGATACAGAGCCAGTCCTGCCCCAGGGAGTATGCCTTCCTCTAGGGCACTACGGACTGCGCACACTGCGTCATCAACTCTATCGAACAGTTCCTTTTGCTCTAGGTCTGTGTTCCCACCTACGTAAATAACACCAACCCCACCTGTGAGGGATGCTATACGAGAGAGGATAAACTCCTTGTCCATCTTCTTAACTGTTACGGAATGGGCTTCCCAGAGCTGTGCTACCCTCTTATCGATTAGCTTCTCATCCACATGAGAATCATCTTTGATTATTATACTAGAGTCTTTCCCTACGATTATCTTCTTTGCACGACCCAGGTCTTCAAAGGACATAATGCTCATATCGTCTCCAGTTTTTTCTGAAAAATAAGTAGCCCCTACTGACAGAGCTATGTCTTGCATCAGTTCATGTTGCTTATAGCCAAAGGAGGGTGGAATTATGGCACAAAGCTTCAAGCTGTTCTTCATCACATTCGCCGCTAGGGTGTTTATGACTTGTTGTGAACAAGGCGCTACTATTAATAATTTTTTTCCTTCATTGATAATTGGTTTTAATATATTCTCAATGACAAGTATGTTGTTTATCTCTGCATCAGATACAAGGACATGTACATCCTCCATGATACACTCATCCTTTTTTTGATTGTTGATAAACAGAGGCGATGAGTACCCTCTGTCTATCTTCAATCCGTTTGTGGTTTCAAAGCCGGTCTCAGACCCTTGAGCTTTCTCCACCGTTACTATCCCGTTTTTTCCTATAGATGTGTATGTGTCTGCTATTATCTTCCCTACATGGGTGTCATTGTTTGCAGATATGGTTGCCACATCTAGTAATTTTTTATCGGACACTTTGCGTGAGCGCTTCTTTAGATTGCTCACTACATCCTCGGTCAAAGAAACCATATCACGTAGGACCTGGGTTTTATTGTCTGCATCTTCAAGCTCCTCTATACCTGTGCGAACTAATGCTTCTGTCAGAACAATAGCCGTAGTCGTTCCATCCCCTGCATTAGCTGCAGTACGAGACGCTGCCTCTCTCATCATCTGAACCGCTAGGTTCTCTACCGGGTCTAATAGTTGTATGGACTTAGCTACAGTAACCCCATCCTTAGTCACAGTTATCCCATGGGTATGACTAGCTGACTCTATTAGAACAGTATTACCCATAGGCCCAAGCGTAGACTTTACAGCCTTAGACATTTTCGTTATTCCTTTGATTAGTTTAGACCTAGCCTCTTTAGAAAAGTGCAAGTCTTTCGGTGAGTACCCTCCAGTAGTTTCCATTCGATTTGATTTAATTACTCAAATATATAAAAAGTTTTTTATCCAATGACACTATGACGAAAATTTTCTCCTATATCTCTCTATATAAATTTTATATTTTATTTTTTTTCTTATATACGACCCCTTCTCTTTTCGTCATTTCGTCATAAAAAAAAGTAAAGTATTAATAATCAATAAGTTAAAGCATGACGACTTTGATTATTTTCGTCATGGATATGACGAACTTCGTCATAATTCATATCTATTTAGAATTATTCTAAATTATTTCTAATTAATATTTCTTTAAAAATAGAAAAAGCTACCCCTGAAGGTAGCTTCCCTAAACACTAACTAACTAACAAATATGAACTAATATGATTAATTCATAAACTTTTCGAGCATCTTAGCTCGCTGAATACCTTCAGCAATCTGCTCACTATTTCTTTGAGCCTTAACCATCTTTCTAAGCTTTGCAGCTTTTTCAATTCCCATCATTCCATCAGGTCGGTCATTAATAAGTCTACCATCCTTGACGTATAGACCATCTACAAAATTATCTTTCATAATTAATATTTTATTACTATGCTTATGAGTCCTAGAAAAACTGTCACCTCGGACCAATCATGTTGCTCGTCCTCTGCATAGTATTGAAAGCCTATTGCAAATCCGATGCGTATACGATTGTGAATTTCTATATCCCACGGCATATACAAAGGTACAAAAAAATTACATTAGTTATCTAGAGTGTTTGGGTTCTCTACCATCTCACGTTGCATACCCCCAAAAGCAAAGTCGATTTTTTTTTTCGACCAGTTTTCAATTCATTTTATTTCCTCCAACTTTTTTGGCTTTTTCCCCTGTCAACCCTTGGTATCATTGACCTTCCCTCCAGAAAAACTAGGGAAACTTTCCAGAAGTTTTGTTTGTCCAACAAAGGTAGACCTTCCCTTTAATATCTCAAAGAATTAAATCCCTCCTCAATAAAAAGAAAGGAAAGAATGTTGATAACTTTTTGACTACCAGTGTTAATGCGACCTCACAATTCACTTTACTAAATTAATAGTGTATAAAATATAGTATTACAAAAAAATAAATTTGGAATTACAAAATAAAAGATTACCTTTGGATTTTAAATAACAAATTAAAACACACAAATTATGAGAAAAATTACATTTAATGAGTCAAAGGAAATAATCGAAGTAATATTAAAATTAGCAGATGATTATAAAAAAGGAAGATTTGATAAGAAGATACTTGAGGAAGTTATTACAAAAATTTACAAAGATTCAGGTTGCCAGACAGAAAAGGAAATCCAGAAAATTGTAGACAATTCATTCAGCAAGTTCCTCGGCTAAGCGAGGTTAAAGAGGCATTAGGCTTAGTGCGTTCCAGTCTTCGGACTGGAGGTTGTTTAACTTAAAAACTAACAAATTATGAACTTTGAATTTAATTGTGCATACTGCGACAAACCAGTAGCAACGACAACAACACCAGAAGGATTTTTTCAAGTCCTTGATGGGTGTGAATGTATAACTAATAATAACAAATCATGAAAAACATATACGATAAAATCAATGACCAAGTCCTAGAGGGCTTGGAGAAAGAAGGCTTGAACTGGTTCAGACCATGGAAGTCTGGACAGGCTAATCAGCCGATGAACTACTCAACTGGGAAGTTTTACAAAGGCTTTAACATCTTCATGCTCAACTTTGAGATGGTCGATAAGGAGTATGAGTATAACCAGTGGATGACCTACAAACAGGCTCAAGCTAAAGGTGGACAGGTCAAGACTGGCTCAAAGTCTACTGATGTTTACTTCTACAAAGTTTCTTACCAGAACACTAAAACAGGAGAGTATTCAGATACTCCTACAGGTGACCTTAAAGACTGGAGAAAGACCTTTGCGATTAGATACTTCAAAGTATTTAATATCGCCCAGACTGAAGGCTTAGAGCCACTACCAGTGGAGGAGTTTGAGCCAACTGAAGACCAGACTAATGAGATGGCTAAGAACCTGTCAACAGGATACTTAGAGAGAGAGTCAATCACTATCAATCCATTTGGTAGGAGTGCATCTTATAGTCCATCCAGAGACCACATTGAGATGCCATCACTGGAGACCTTCTGTGACTCGGACTCATACTACAAGACTTTGTTTCATGAGATGGCTCATTCAACTGGTCATGAGACTAGGCTCAAAAGAGCCACTCTAATGGATGTTGCACACTGGGGTGACAATACCTACTCCAAGGAGGAGTTAGTCGCTGAGATATCAGCTATGTACCTTGTAGGGATATTGGGACTTGAACCTCAAGACTCGACCTTCAATTCACAGGCTTATATCAAGGGATGGTGCAAACACCTTAGAGACAAGTCCAGAGAGTGTGTTAATGCGATGCAACAAGCTACCAAGGTAGTGGAGTTCATCCAAGGATAGCATGGTGCTTGGGGAGGTTCGATTCCTCCCCTATTCACGACTTAAATGTCAATAAATAAATAGTAACTAAATAAACAAATTATGAAAAACGATTTTAAAGATAAAGTTAACTGCTTAAAATTCTCTATCGGAGACAGGTTTGAATTATCAATCTCTGATGTAGGTAGGGGAGGAGGAGCATGTTGGAAGGAAGTGTTAATATGGGATGCTGAATTTGAGTCTGAATTTTCAGATAAAAAAGGAGGATTTCTAGACAACTTCAACGAAGGGTGCTTAGGTGTTAATGGTCTGCATGAGGTAATCCTCAAAGCAGTCAAACACTGCAACAATGTACTCATGAATGAGATGATTGAAGAGGGTGATAAAAGGTTCATCACTTTAGACTAGCTTGGAGCAGGGGAGGGTTCGACTCCCTCCTTAGTCTCAATGTTTACAGGGCTTTAGGAATTGTCAAATATTCTTTGTAGCTTTACAAACATTATACAAACATTTTACTAACTAAATTAAAAATTATGAATACAGAAAATAAACAACACAAATTAAACACTAACGAGTATCAACTGCTTCACGAGTGGTTGAGGTCACTCAATAAAGTCCAAGAACATAGACCCGATAAAATTACTATATCTGATTATGCTAGCTATGTATTATCACAAAACCCAACCGAGTGGTGGGCCAATTATGAAAACCATTTAGCAAATTCATTTAAACTATCTGATGGCTCTTATTGGGCTAACAATGGAAAGTATCAAAAGTTTGCTGATAAGGTTGAAAAGCTAGTGCCTATTAGAGATGCGGTAATAAAACATCTTCCTTACTCTCTTGAGCCTAAGCAATCATTTAAACCTTTGCTTGAATGTTTCAGAGTGTACTCTAATATCTACTACGATTTGTACAACAATGGTGGCACAAATAAGTATGATAGAAGAGAAGTACCTAATGAACTTTACGGAGATTATTCTTGGGAGTATTACTGGAGGGATGATACTGACGAAGAAGTGGTTGATACCATCGACAAGTATTTAAAGTTGCCGGAAAGCAAGAGCCTAAAGTATAACTACCAAGAGGAAGTTGAAGCTTACTACGATGGGGGTAGGTCGGCCGCCAATAGATACTATATCGAAAGAGTCGGAGACCAACTCCTAGAGAAACTCCAAGAAGCCTACAAGAGTGAAAATGCTCATCTCTTAGAAAGGCTTGAAGGAGTCGAGGCATAGGGATGCATGGTGCGAGGGCAGTTCGATTCTGCCCATCCCACAAAGATTTGGAATTGTCATTTCAGTTCCATACCTTTACAAAAGTTTTACAAACACAGAACTATGAAACTAACTTTATATCATGGCACTAGCTCGGTTCATCTGGATAAGATTCTGGAGTCTGGACTAGTCCCTAGATACAACAATGACTCAGAGTGGGAGTGTGCATCTCGACCAGATATGATTTATCTGACCAGTGCTTACCCTCTTTACTTTGCTGAGCATAGCATCAACCACAATGGTGGTGAACCTGTTGTCTTTGAAGTCGAGGTGGATACATTGAGACTCTACCCAGATGAAGACTTCTTAGAACAGGCGACAAGAAGCGAGAAGTATAAAGATTCATACTCCGAGCTTCAAGGTCTAGACATGGAAGCAAGGACTAAGTATTTTAGAGATAGCTTGGAAGAGTATAAGCATCACTACGATGATAGTCTGAAGTTCCTAGGGAATTGTTGTCACAAAGGCATTATTAAACCCAAAAGGATTAGAAGGTATGTCATTCCAGATATGAGTATCAGGAGAAAGTCAGACCCTTCGATTACGACAAACAACTTCAGGTTTATGTCGCACTACTATGCCGAGCTGATACAAGAAATGTTTAACAAATAAATTACTAACTAATGAAACAAATAAATATTACTTGTACTTCTGACAAATCAGGAGTAGAAATACATAAAATCTTAGTGGACATTTTTTATAATAGTGGATACTCTGAAGAATTTAAAAGTGCTGACTGGAAAATTAAAGGAGGGAATTAAAATGCAACTAACAAGTAAACAGATTTTAAAAATGCTAGAGGAGATTGACAACGAGGCTATCGATGTCGGTCTTCACTCTACCTGTCCTGTCACTGACAAGAAGGTAGGACTGGGTGTTAAATTAATTAACACGCCTGTGAGGTCTCAAAGACCAGTAGATAATCTCTTTGCTATGCAGAACTTTGCAATGCAAGAGATGTTAAAAGCTATAACTAAAAAACCTAGCTTATGATTTCAGAATGTTGTGATGCGATGCCATGGGTTGATGCAGCTTATGGCATCTGTAGTGATTGCAAAGAGCATTGCGATTTTTATTTAGAAGAGTAAAAGATTTGTCTCCCAATATCAACAATAGATTATTATCTTAGTGAGGGGGACATTTTTTTTCTTTTGACTTGCATAAGTCAAATCTTTGTATTATCTTTGTCACATGATTTTAACCTGTAGCAAATGCGATAGCCAGAACTTAGAAGTTCTTCACGATGATTACCATGGTGAATACACAAGCTTGACTTACATTTGTTCAGATTGTCAAACTAAAACAACTAACTATTATGATGCAATTTTTACTTTCAATACCAGCCTTCCGAAGATACAGAAGGAAGAGGTTACATAAAGATTATGTATATAGCAATATGCTTCAGCTTAGAAATGAAGCAGTCAGATTACTTATCTCTGTAAGTAATGGAGATGACATCCAGAAGGTCAGAGATTCAAGACAAAAACCTTATGTGATTTGCAAAATATCTCAAGGTGATTTATATTTACTTAAAGAAGCAAAGAGAAAATATTCTTTAGCTTCCAAATATAAACGAAGACTACAACTCCTTAACTTTTAATTATGCCACAAGAAAAAACATTTGAAGAGTTAAGAATTGAAACTATAGTGAATCTAATTAAAGATACTTTAGTAGATTTAGAAATATTACAATCGAGTAGTGGTAACATGTCTTATGACCAAGACCAACGATTGAAAAAAATAATAACTAATCTTAAAAAAATACAATGAAAGAATATATCTATCAACAATATTTAAATAACATCTGTTCCCACATGGGGATAGAGAGTTCTGATTTGTTTGTTAAGTCAAAGGAGACAGGAGTGGTCGATGGAAGACAACTCCTGTACTACCTTTGTTACAACAATAGCAATATGAAGCTAACAGAAATCAGTACATACACAAACAACCAAGGATTCCATGAAGACCAAGCTAATATATCTAGGTCAGTAGAATCATTCAGTAAGAAACTTGAGTCTGATAAAGACCTTCAAGCAATCGTTGATAAAATTAAAAGGGTTGAAGTGTAATAATTTACAGGAGGTATTTGACCAAGCTAAGCATACCCATGGGTGTGTAAATATAGATGGGTCTGGATACCAAGCCTATATCTATCTGGGGGTGAAGATTTCCAGAGATGACCTGACCGAAGAGATAATAATATATGACCCACAAAAAAGCATACATTATTATGTTGAGATTGAGAAATATTTATATGACTTGTTTCTTGATAAAGGTTGGAGAGATGCAGTCATTCATATAACACTAGAGAAGTACAAATCAAAACTTGAGAGAATCAAGGAGGGTATTTCAAAAGAGATGAATGGAAGCCAAAGTCCTAAAAGACTAAGAGTTCTCAAAGAGATGCGAGAGCAAATATTAAAGAAGTATTATAAACTAACACAAAAATAACTAATGAGTAATAAATTAAATACATTCGATATACTTTCTAAAGTAAATGTCAATGACTTTACAAAAAAGAAAGGTCAACTTACATATTTATCATGGTCACATGCATGGGCAGAAGTTAAAACAAGATTTCCAGATGCATCGTACACCTATTATGTAAATCCAGAAACCAATCAACCATATTCTTTTGAAGAAAATGTAGGTGGGTTCTGTCATACATCGGTAACAATATCAGGGGAAACTTTGTCTATGTGGTTACCTATCTTAAACTATAGTAACAAGTCGGAAATGAATCCAAAAGCATTTGACATTAACACTTGTCTCATGAGGTGTTTAACTAAAAACTTAGCAATGTTTGGACTAGGTTTTTATATATATAAAAGCGAAAGTTTTCCAGTTGATATAGAAGAAGAAAAAGAAAAGCCAGTAACTTCAAAGCTAAAACCTATGAGTGAAGCCAATTATCCAGTTATATTAAAAACTGCTAAAGTCTATCAGAAAGAAAAGATGAAGTGGGATGATATAACTTTAAAAATTAGCAAAAAGTTTGTCTTAGATATTGAGCTTTTACAAAAACTTGAAAAAGAGCTTTATGGATAGAGATAAAATTATAGAGCAACTCAAGGATGATGAGTTATACTATGGTGAGTTTGGTAAGCAGTTCTTATCTAACTCAGACCTTAAATATCTTAAGACTGAAAGTTCAGCTAAAGAGTTTCGTTCAGTTAAAAAGTTTTCAAACACTGAGCTACTTAATTTAGAGTTAGGTAGATACTTTCATCAGCTAATGCTTGAGCCAGATAAAGCTAAAGACTTTCCGATGGTCGATGTAAAGACTAGAAATGCAAACGAGTACAAGCAATACTTAGAAGATAACAATCTGGAGTATGTGCTTAGAACTTCAGAGGCTCAAGATATCAAAGACCTTGCTGACTGGGTGTTAAATCCTAAGTCAGAGTATGGTACTGATAGAGTCAGAGTTTTACTTAACAACCCAATTGCACTTAAAGAGCAACCAGCAGTAGCTGAGTTACATGGCCACATGTTTAAAGGTAAGGCAGACCTTATTACTTTAGATTTGGATGGTCAGTATGTTATAATAGATTTAAAAACCACTGGAAGTAATCCATCTGATATTAATATATATAGGATGCGAGATTTCGGATACCATTCCCAGTGCTACTTATATAAGGAACTTTTCGGTATGGACTTTAAGTTCATCTTCTTTGGAAAGAAACCGAAGGTAAATGAGAGTGGTGAAATCTATTATGATATTGAAGAGATAACTCCATCAGAAGATACTATTGAAAGTGGTAAGATGGCAGTTATGAATGCACTAGCAAACTACGATAAGTTTTTTGGGGAAGGTGCAACACACGATGTGCGAAAGTCGTACACGAGAAGAGTAATTTAAACATATATATATGAGTGATTATAAACACAAAGATGGTATGGGTTCTTTATTTCCTAATAAGTATAAGGAGAAAGAAAACCAGCCTGACCATAAGGGTACAATGACAGACCTTAATGGACAAGTTTGGGAGATTGCTGGGTGGAATAGTACTACCCAAGCAGGTGACCCAAAGATTTCCATCAAGCAAAGCAAACCCTATGTCAAGCCTGAAGATAAGGAAGACAAAAAAGGTGAAGACCTTTTCTAGTTAATTAAATTTAATTTATAACAGGAGTGAGGAGATTTTTTTCTTTTCATATTAATTGGTTTTCTCCTCCTCCTTTTTTAACAAACAAACAAATTGAAAACAGAAGTAACAATATTTAAAAACATACTGGAGACCGATACGCCTTTTCACAGAGATGTGATGTTCATACTGGACAGGATTAAAGAGGGAAAGAATAGTGAACTGGTTAAAAGAATTAGAAACGAAAAAAATAAGTCAGAGAGAAACGAGCTTAAGAAAAAGCTTCCATCAATATGTTTCTCTGGAGTATTCAACAAGCGTTCTGACTCAGCATTGGTTGAGCATAGTGGTCTTATCTGTTTAGACTTTGATGGATATGAAAAGAAGAAAGACCTAACAGATGACAGAGCAAAGTTTGAAAAGAATAAGTTTGTCTTTGCAGTTTTTGTTTCACCCTCTGGTAATGGACTAAAGGTTTTAGTTAGGATACCTAAAGACCCAGAGAACCACACAAAGTATTTCAATGCCCTTAAAAAACATTTTGCATCATCTTACTTTGATACTACATCAAAAAATATTTCAAGAGTATGCTATGAAAGTTTTGATAAACAAATCTATGTCAATCAGAAAAGTAAACTATGGGAAAAATTAGAAGAAGAAGAGTACCAAGAAAAGCATTTAGCACAAGGTCAACCACTGCTAAAAATTACAGACGAAAGAAAGATAGTAGAGATTCTACTCAAGTGGTGGCAATCTAAGTACCCTATGACCGAGGGTCAGAGGAATCACAATGTCTATGTGATAGCTCAGGCTTTGAATGAGTTTGGTATCAATAAGACTACTGCATCTATTATATGTAATAATTATGCAACAAAAGACTTTCCATCCAGAGAGATAGATAGTACAATCGACTCAGCGTATAGCAAGACTCATCTGTTTAACACAAAGTATTATGAGAACACTGAGATAATAGATAATGTAAAGCAAAGACTTAAAAGGGGTGAGCCAAAGAAAGAGGTTAAGAAAGACCTGCAGAGGAGTGAATTACCTGACCATACAATTGAGGCAGTTATAAAGAAAGCTGAAGAGGGAAAGGATGAGGAGTTTTGGACAAAGAATGAGAAGGGTGTGATAAAGATAGTGCCATTATACTTCAAGAAGTTCTTAGAGGATTGTGGATTTTATAAATATACTCCAGAGGGAAGCAATAGTTTTGTGTTTGTAAGAGTGACCAACAATCTTATAGACCATTCAAGTGAAAAGCAAATAAAAGATTTCGTATTAGACTATCTGTATCAGATTGAAGATGTGTCGATTTATAATTACTTTGCAGAGCAAACCAGATACTTTAAAGAAGAGTTTCTTACATTAATAAACACAATCGATGTATATTTTATAGAAGATACTAAGGATACATCTTATCTATATTTTAAAAATTGTGCTGTACAAATTAAAAAATACGAGGTCTCAGCTATAGATTATGTAGACCTTGATGGGTATGTATGGAAAGACCAAGTAATCGACAGGGCGTTTCGTGAGTGCCTGATTACAGAGTGTGACTACAAAACATTCATACATAATGTGTGTGGACAGAATGAAAAGAGAACTCTTTCGATGGAGTCAACCATTGGATTCTTAATGCATGGTCATAAGAACTTATCTTATTGTCCAGCAGTTATACTAAACGATGAGGTTATCTCTGACAATCCAGAGGGAGGAACAGGTAAGGGTATATTCATGAATGCTCTGAGTCACATGAAAAAACTTGTTACTATTGATGGTAAAGCTTTTGCTTTTGAGAAATCATTTGCCTATCAACTGGTCTCGGTGGATACTCAGATACTCTGCTTTGATGATGTCAAGAAGTATTTCAATTTTGAAAGACTCTTCAGTGTAGTAACAGAAGGTTTGACTCTGGAGAAGAAAAACAAGGATGCTATTAAGATACCATTTAGCAAGAGCCCTAAGATAGCTATCACCACAAACTATGCCATAAAGGGTACAGGTAATTCTTTTCAAAGAAGGAAGTGGGAGCTTGAACTTTACCAACACTATACTAAATCTTATACACCACAAGATGAGTTCGGAAAACTATTCTTTGGAGACTGGGATGATGATGAGTGGTGTGTGTTTGATAACTATATGATTGAATGTCTTCAGTTGTATTTAAAAGAAGGGTTAATTGAAAGTGAGTTTGTTAATCTTAAAATCAGACAACTCTCAGCCTCAACATCTCATGACTTTATTGAGTGGTGTGGATTGTTAGCTGACTCAAATGAAAATGATAAGTTAGGGGTGGGCTTAAAAATATATAAGAATGAATTGTACTTTGACTTCATTAATGAATACCCGGACTACGGACCGAAGTCCAAGATGACTATAAGTAGACAAGTCTTTTATAAGTGGCTGCATTTTTATGCGGAATATGCGACAGGTCATCCACCTGTAGAAGGGAAGGACATGACAGGTCGATGGATAGAATTGACAGAGCCAGACATTGAACCAGCTTTTTAAAATGAAATTTAGAGATTACCAAATACAGATAATTGAAAAAGCGAAGGGTGTGCTTCAGGCACACCGCTTCGTTTATCTTTCAATGGAGGTGAGAACAGGAAAGACTCTGACTGCTTTGGGAGTGGCAGATAGACTGGGCATAAAGAACCTTTTGTTTGTCACTAAGAAGAAAGCTATTAGTTCAATCGAGGCTGACTATAATAAGTTGAAGCCAAGTTATAGCATAACTATAATAAACTATGAAAGCCTTCATAAGGTTAGAATCAATCAACCTAACAGTGTTGATTTAATTGTACTTGATGAGGCGCATACCTTAGGTGCATACCCAAAGCCAAGCAAGAGGACTAAGCTAGTCAAAGAAATAATTTTAAGACAGAACCCTTATGTAATCCTTATGTCTGGAACTCCTACTCCAGAATCATTCAGTCAGATATATCATCAAGTGTATGCTTGTCCTAAGAATCCATTTATTGAGTATAAAAGCTTTTATAAATTTGCTAAAGATTATGTTAATGTTGTTCAAAAAGTAATCAACTCCTTTCACATAAACAACTACGATGATGGTAAACCTGTGATACTGGACAGGATGAAACCATACATGATAAGTTATACTCAGAAGGAAGCGGGGTTTAAATCAGAGATAAAAGAACATGTATTGAAAGTAGAAATGAGTAAACTCACATACGACTTTGTAAAAGAAATGAGAGAGCATGGAATAATAACAGGAAAGAAAACGAAGGAAGTAATCCTAGGAGATACAGGAGTAAAGAAGATGTCAAAAATACACCAGCTTTTTTCTGGAACTGTGAAGTTAGAAAATGGAAAGCGTATGGTAACTGACTTATCAAAAGCTAGGTTTATAGGCGCTGAATTTAAAAGCAGGAAGATAGGTATATTCTATAAGTTTAAAGCAGAGTATGATGCTTTAAAACAAGTCTATGGAGATAACCTGACTGATGACTTGCAGGAGTTCAAGACAACCAATAAAAATATAGCCCTTCAGATTGTTAGTGGGCGTGAAGGAATAAGTTTAAAGGAGGCTGATTGTCTTGTGTACTACAATATAGATTTCTCGGCTCTGAGTTACTGGCAGTCTCGTGACAGGATGACAACTAAAGATTCTAAGGTAAGTGATGTTTATTGGATATTTGCAGAGAGAGGGATTGAAACTAAAATATATAAAACTGTAACCAATAAAAAAGATTACACCCTCAGACATTTCAAAAAAGATTTACTAAGTTTATAATTATGAAAGAACAAAAATTAATAGAGATGATGAACAAGCTAGACAAGCTTGACAACATCATGCAAGAAGTCATCAAAGAGATGATGAATATCAGAAGCCTATCGGTTGGAACACTTGAAGCTCTCAAGAGAATGAAAGGATACGACAAAGCTATCGAGCAACTTAAAAAAGATGCAGCTAAAGATAAAGAGAAAGCTGAAAATGAAGGACAGAAAAACTAATTTCGATTACGATTTAATTATTGGTCAACAAGGAGAAAAATTGGTTGACCATATTTTTAAAAATTCAACCATTGAAGTTAAAAGAGACTTTTGGACAGGAACGACAGGTAATATTGCAGTTGAGTTCGAGAGCAGAGGTAAACCTTCTGGGATTGCTAAAACTAAATCAGATTATTACGCATTTGTTTTAGCTGAACAATTCAGAGATGAGGTAATAATTATAATTAAAACAAGTAGATTAAAACAGATTGCTAGAAAGTACTATTTAAAAGGACGTGTTAAGGAAATGGGTGACGACAAAACATCTCTATCGGTTTTAATACCAATAAAAGATTTAAGTAACTTTGCATATAATGACAGAGCAACAGATACAAACTAAAAAGATTAAAGAGCTGGAGGCTGATGGTTATTTTGTTATTAAATTAATCAAGACTAATAAGAATGGTATACCAGATGTATTAGCATTACACCCAGATTATGGTATTGAGTTTTATGAAATCAAAACCAAGAAGGGTAAAGTGTCTAAGCTTCAGGAGTACCGCATGAAAGAACTAAAAGAATATGGATTTACCGCAGAGGTTTACAGGGGATGAACATTTTTACGAAATGGAAGAAAACTTTTTAGAGGAGCTTGAGACTTTACCTCCACTATATAGTGCTGGAATTATAATGCAGTTAGATAAGTTGGCAAGTGAAATGCATGAAGAAAAAAAATACGCTGATGAACCAAGAAGGTTTGGCATGGTTGCAGGTGTTGTTGCTATGCAAGAACCATTGTTTTTTAGTGTAGAATATCTTAACTCAAGAAGTATGTTTCCTTTGTTTTATAAATTTAATATTATAACTTCGGATGAATACTTAGACTACTTAAACCTAAACAAAACTATTGACTATGAAAACAATTGAAATAAAAGAATCCTCAAAACTAAAAGCAATAAGAAATGAAGTCGTTAACAAATTTAACGCAGATATAACAAAGAAAAACAGAAACCGAGAACTTGTGTATGGAAGAGCTGTTTACTATAAGCTATGCAAAAACCTAACCAGTCATTCTCTGACTGACATTGGCTCATTTATATGTAAAGACCACGCCACTGTGCTTCATGGCTTAAAAGTTTTTGAAACTTTTGAATTAAACAACGATTATTACTACCTCAATGCTTATGAAGAAATGTTTAATAAATTAAAATTAAACTATGCCATTAACATAAAAAACCCTAGGGATTTAAAAACAAAATATTACAAGTATATAAATGAAAACATTAATTTAAAAGAGAAAAACAAATTAATGCGTGTTCTAATTCAAAAAGAGTTTAAAGATATATTTAATGAGTGTAGAAAAGAGTTTGGGTATGTTCCACAAACTGCATACTTGAAGCAAAGATTTGCAAAAATTAACGAAATGTTGAAAAAAATTTCATAACTTTAAGTTGTATTGATACTTATGTCTTATAACATAGATGACATTGAAAAGATTCTAAACTTCACGAGCTGGAGTAATAAAAGGAAAATAGATACTCTTTTTGAAATTGACGCAGACCTTTATTGTAATTTAGGCAGCGACTCTAATAAGACTGAAGTTGAAAAAGTAAAGAAACAGTCTCGTAAAATTTACAAGGCTATAAAAAGAATCGATGAGTACACAGGAAGGTTATTGTTAAGAGAACAGTAAACCTTAAAAAATGAATATAACACCGCTAGAACAAAAGCGTCTTCAAAACATTAACTTTATAATGGAAGATATTCATGACTCAGTAAATCAAATATACGAAACATTGGTAGACCAAGAGTATGATGAAACTCGTAAGTCTATACTGACTCTTAATAGTAAATTAAAAACTATTAACGAATCAATAAACGATGAGCTATAAAGATTTCAGACCACGATTAAAAGGAGATAAAAAAATTGCATACGATAACCTAACTAAAAACGAGAGAAGGATTCTGGTTGTAGGAGATTTGCATGCACCATTTGAACTTGATGGATACTTAGATTTCTGTCAAGAAACTTACGCAAAGTATTTATGTAATCAAGTAATATTCATTGGAGATATTATAGATAACCATTACAGTTCTTATCACGAGACTTCCTCTGATGCACTTGGTGGTGCTGACGAGTTAGATTACGCTATACAAACTGTTAGTCATTGGAACAGAGTTTTTCCAGAAGCTGATGTGATTATAGGAAACCACGACAGAATGGTGATGCGGAAAGCTCAGACCTCAGCCATACCAACTATGTGGATTAAATCTTACAACGAGGTGCTGGGAACTAAATGGAACTGGGTGGAAAGAGTAGTGTATGATGACGTACAGTACATACATGGTGAGGGTGGAACGGCTAGAACAAAAGCCAAGAATGATATGATGTCTACTGTTCAAGGACACATACACACGCAAGCCTACATCGAATGGATGGTAGGCAGGAACTTTAGAGTCTTTGGTATGCAGGTAGGCTGTGGTATAGATACTACATCATACGCAGCTGCTTACGCAAAGCATTTTAAAAAACAAGCTATTGGCTGTGGCGTAGTTCTAGGTGGACACACAGCTATTAATTGTCTTATGAATCTATAATGAATAAAAAACCTTTGATAGAGTTTGTGGTAGTGATAGTAATTAACTTACTTATCTTTTACTCTATCTTCCAATTCGTCTTCTAGCTCTACGTTGAGTAAGTCTTCTACGAGTATTAGTTCTAGGGTGTAATCTATTTGGAAGAGAAGCTGAGTCAGAAGTTTCTTTTTCAAACTCTTTAGCCATCTCCGGCTTATTAGCGTACATCCATCTACGTTGTGCTTTACTTTTAAATGGCATAATTAATCTGTATCAAAATCTGTTTTTAAATCAAGGTCAAGGCTAGTATCTAAATCAATATCTAAACCTTTACTTTTTTTACCAGAAGAACCGAATTTTAATTTCTTAGCTTTTTTTTGTGGCCCACTAATAGCATACTCACTAAAGTTAAATATTCTAAGCACGTCTTCACCTGCGCCATCAGTCTCACCATTGATAACTTTCTGTAAATTTTTAACCCACCTTTCTATTATGCTATATGGTAATCCATTCTTATTTATAAACTCAAACATTTCTTTATTTACCTCGTCATAATCCTCTTGAGTTTTAGCTTTACCAAGTTTATTTATAATTACAGCTATATCAGTTGCTGTTTCAAAAACAGGAAAAGATGTTGTCTGTCTATACCATGGCTTATCTTGATAAGCATCAGCAAATTGCTGTATAACTAACCCCCAAACGAACAACCCATTTAAATTACCCATAAAAGCTGCCCTCATTAATGTATCATCATCATCATCTCTTCTGTCTCTAGCAAGTCCAGGGAATCCGAGAGATGTATATGCAAATAAAACAGGCATAAAAGCATGATAAAATGCTAATTGAGATAATGCTTGAGCTATATTAGGAGCGTTTTTGTTTTTATCGCCTTTAGCAAATCTTTTTGCAGCTCTTGTCATTTGCCTCCATCCTGTAATCTCTCTTCTTAAATACTGCTTAGGCGTTGTCAAGAACATATTTATACCACGTGAAAAGGGGTCTCTGTTTTGATGAATGTCCCTATCCTGCAAATCGTAAGATTGTTGAGTAGACTTTACATCTTTTTCAAACTTTCTTATAGCATAATCTATCGCTTGTTGTTCGGTGGCGTTTGGATTTTCATTTTGATATTTAGCCTTATAAAAAGAATAGTTTGGAAGACCTCCTAATAATATTGCACTTCTATCAGCTACTTTAATGAACCCCATTAACAAATCTATAGCAAAGTTTTGAGTTGGTTTTGGAATAAAACTTTGAAATCTTTCTGGGTTATATGTTTCAATACTACGCAATATACTTCGAGCTGCCCTATCTTTTAAATAAACAGAATTTTCTAAAACTTCATTATAAACTTGAAGTTGTTGAGTTTTATTTTTAACTGAATATTTAATCCAATTAGCAGGTCCAACCTCTGGTTCTAAAGCAAACGTAGGAATAGAAGTAAGCTGTTTAATTGCTATTGCAGGTGAAAGCATTAGTCTTGATATTTGAAAAACATTATTAAAAAAGTTTAAAACATTAGCGCTTAACATATTAGTTTTAGACTTTCCTGCCATAGCTAAATTGTTAATCATGTTGTCTATTAAATTATAAAATTCTTCACCATGAATACTTTCAATAATAATTTTTGCATCTTTGTTTGTGAACAATCGTGATATGGTCTGTAGATTTTCCGCATACGCATCAAAGTACTCCATGTCTTGTGTATACTCCTGCATTGCATCTACTAGAGTGCTGTTTTTGATTTTGTCAGTGCTATTAACTCTTAGTTTTGTATAGTTTGAGCCTACCGTAGCATTGTATTTACTAGCTCCTTGAAGTAAATGAAACTCTTCTGTTTTTTCGCCTTCTCTTCTAATAGGCCCTGCATAGTATTTGTTATAAGGCATATCAGTGTAATAAATTCTTTTATATGTTTCATTAAACCTTTGATGCATAATAGGATAAAACTCCTTGACCTGCCACTCACCAAATGCTCTAACTCTATCATCTAATTTTTCATTCATTTCTCGCATTACTCTTTGATAATCATCACCATACATGTTTTTAAATGTTGGGTGTAAAGCAGGGTCGTTATACTGAAAAACCATGTAACCTATTTGTTCTTGAGATAATATAATTTCATTTCTTGCAAGAACATCTCTTAATTCATTCTTAGTATCATCGTTTCTATTCTTATCATACTTTGCTTGTGCTGCCTCAACCTCCTTAATGTTTTTATAAAAAATATTATCAGTTTGATTTAATTCTCTTAAGGTGTATTGATAATTTTTTCCGTAATATTTTATTAAATTTTCTTCTAACAAGTAAGAAAAATCTAGCATTCTGCTTTTGTATTGCCTTGTTGATTCATTTACTTTATCAGTAACTATTTCTTGTAGTTGACCTCCAAACACCACCCCAGGAAACTCGGCTAATTGGTCAATTAGACCTGTTAAATCTTGAGCAGCACCAAATCCCATAGTATTACTAAACCTCCTCATCATTTTTTTAAATTTGGTAATTAAATTACCATTTACTCTTTCCTTTTCTGCTATACCTTCTCTGGTTTCTGAAACAGTTTCTACTTCTTTTTTAAAATTTTCTTCATCTGGATTTAATTCTTGCTTTGTTGTTTCTTTAATAAGTATAGATAGGTTTTGCATATACTGTTTATGCTTCTCTTGTAGTATGCCTGCCTGTATGTCTCTACCTCTTACTACTATGTTTTCCAGTTGTGCGTATGCTCTTGTTAAGTTTTCAAGTCTTGAGATATCAGTAGGGTCTTGTAGCATCGCCTCATTATAATTCAGTGCGGTTGTAATGTCAGCAATCCTCATTAAAGTTTCTGGGGTCAGCTCTTGGTTTTCTGTATCATTATTGCTTTCTAATAAACTTTCTAATTCAGCTCTTAATTTATCCTGTGTCTTCTCTATAACTTCAACATCAGTACTTGTTACTAGTAAAGATGCAATGGTTTTTAATCTCTTTTTTGTATCAACATCTATCTTAACTCCTTTAGGTTTTCCAGAAACAACAACCTCATATTTACCATTCAATAATTTTTTAATTCTACTAAGTACGTTTTTATTGTTAAGCTTAGTTACAATTCCTTCTATCTCATCTACAATGTTTTCTAAGTTGTTCCCTTTTAAATCTACTGTGCTTAGGTCCTGAATTTCTCTAACTATATCTATTACCTCTGATTTAGTAAACAAAGACTTAGGAAGATTTCTTCTTAATAAATTAATAAGTATCTGCTGTTGGCTTTTAACAGTTGTAGCCCCTTTCTTTTTATCTCTAAGACTTTGTCTAGCTTTTACTATTTGTGCTGTAACTGTTTGAGATGGTCTTGCTTCGAGTATACTTGTAAGGTCACTAAGCATTTGTGCTTGTAAGGAAGACAAACCTTTTTTAGTTTTGGTCTCCCCTTTTACTTTATAAGTTTCAGCTAAAGCTTTGAACTGCGGCCTTTCCATTAAATAATTAATAACTGAATCTGCTTCAGCAGTTTTACTTAAAGGTTTTTTCTTGTTAGCTTTTCTTTGTTTTAAAATAAAAGTTTCTAATTGTAAAAATAGTTTTGTTCCAGCAGCATCTCCAATCTTTTTAAAACTATCAGGCACTCCTCCTAATGTCAGAGACTGGATGTTTAATATATCTTTAATCTTTGTTTCAGAAAGTTTGTATTGTCTTCTTAATGTATCTACTATTAATTCTTCTCTTACCTTTCTATCTCTTAACTGGCTAGCAATGTCTACATAAAAGTCATCACTTCTTTGTGCTCTTCCTGTTATATATGGGTTTATAAACTTACCGTTTTTAGTTAGATAAAGCGAACCGCTTCTAGCTCTTGCCACTCCATACCCTAGTTCTTCTGCAGCCTTTCTAAATTGAAACTCATCTACCATTGGATTAGCAAATCCTGCTGTATCTACATTATAAAACTGTGCAACCTCTTGTATTGTTTTCTCTCTTTGCTCTCTAGGTGTAATTTTTTCTGGAATTTTACCTACAAACTGTCCACCCATTGCAGATTTCGCAGCAAATCTTTTTGGTCTTTTACCAATAGGAACAGGTGATGCGTCTTTACCTTTGCCCACTGCTTTTGGGAACACAGACCTTACATCGACTGCTTTATTAAATACCATCAAAGGCTTACCTGATATAGTAAACGGATAGGATGGATGATAATTTGGGTCACCCTCTCTCACCTCTACTATGTCAGAATTTTTATCAAACTGTATAGCAGAAACAATATCACCAAATTCTGTTTCTGTCAGGTTAGGGTCATTAACATAATCAAGTACCCCTATATCGCTTTTAGCTGTAGGCTTTAATGGTGGTATTCCAAAATCTTGGAATGAGGTGGCAGAAAAAAACTTTTCTGTAAATAATCTTCTTTCTCCATAACTTAATTTTTTATTACTACCTATAGTTTCAATAGGCATTAATGTATTAAGTTGTTCTAAATTTGTTATTTGTAAAGGCTTTCCTTTTCCTTTTAAAACTTTTTGAAGAGCGTCATTGCTTAATATTTTATTTACATAATTTAAAAGCTCATTAGGATTTGCACCTTTATTAATTGCATGGGCTATTTCAGCGTTTAAATATTGATAAAAATTTCTACTTCCTGTTATTCCAGTATCACCTTGTATCATCACTAATCCAACACCATCGCTTTCTTTTACTTTGTTTAAAACTTTTTGAGCATTACTTTTATCTGTAAATGCCCATCCTTTTCCTGAGCCATACGGATATAAATAGCCTCCATAAAAATTAAACTCTAACCCGCTAGGGCTTTTAATTAATCCATAGGTTGCTTTATCTGCTGCATACACAAACGCAGTTGCTCCGCTTAGTTCGTTAATACTTCCGTATTTAATAGAACTCATATCTATACCACCCCTGTTTAGCTGATAAGAAGTTTTTTGTTCTCTTCCTATTGTTCTATCAGACTCTTTAATGTTTGATGGGATTTTCCCTTCTGCATTTGGTATTAATGTTCCTGGTTCTAATATTTCTATATCAGTCTCTGTTATAGCTTCACCAGTTGCAACCTTGCCAGCTAATGTGTTAAATAAATCTACTACATCAGAGTCTTGCTGTGTGAACTCAGAGAAGTTTATATTTAAACCAATCTTATTGGCAAGCTCTTGTAGGAATTTAATTATTTTGTTTTTCTGCGGCTTAGTAAGTGTTGCATACTCTGAAGACATAATACCCATAAGCTCAGCTAACCTTTCTTCATTCTGTAGTTCAGGGGTATTATCATATTTTGCAGCAAACTCATCTATTCTTCTAGCAAGAGGACTGTTTTTAGGTAATGCTTTTCTAACTGACCTCATCATGTTCTCAGCTAGCTTAGCTGCTTCAGCATTTGTTTTAATTTTACTCAGTAAAGTTGCATGAAATATTTCGTGGGGCACTGTTGTTGCAACAGCTTTATTTAAATCAACATGTATAACATTCTCATTAGTGTCATAAAAACCTCTGTTGCCTGCTGGAGCAAATCTTTCAAACTCAACTGTACTCTCGTGTAATATTATTTTAGTTTCAGGGAAAAGTTTTTGTATAGCTTGTGCTCCTGTCTTAGCTAAACCTTTCACTACATTACGAAGTGTTACTTGGTTTGGTTTTAAATTTTCTGGTTGCTCGTTAGTGTTAATAATTAAATTATCAGAAATCTCTTCAACATTTTTAGTTTTCTTTTTACCAAAGAAAGTTTCTGTAGCACTCTCTTTTGTTTCTTGTACTGGTGGCGCTGCTGATTCAGCTTGCTCTACCACTTCAGTAATATCTTTAGACTCTTGTTGTGTTGCACCTTCAACCTGTGTATCAGTTGTAGTTTCTTTTACCTGTGCTAACCTTTCATTAATCTGTTGAATTTCAAGTAAATCTTGTTTAACTGAGCCAAGGTTTTGGTCTATTGGAGGTGCGGTTCTATCTTCAAGAACTTTCTTTCTAATTTTTAAATCCATAGCCTCAGCAAAAGCTGGGTTGTCAATACCTCCTGGCAATTCATTTGCTAACCCTATTGCTAACTCATAGTCTGCTTTGATTTGTTTACCCTGCTCTGCAGTAATCTCTCCACCATTTATATCCATTTTAATTTTGTTAGTCAATGCTTTCTGAGATATAGTAGGGTTGTTTTTTATCTCTCTGAATATTTGTATCTGTTGCTCTGTAAGATTTGCAAACTTGTTTTCATTGACAGCTGCTGATACTGCTGGCATTGTACCAAGTACTAAACCTCCTACAGCTTCTTGCGCTGCAGAGTATGCTACTTGTCCTATAATTTCTGTAAAACCTTTAGGAGTTGAGAATAACTCTTTATCTTTTATTTGATTATATAATTTCTTACTATATATATCACTAAATTCTTGCGCTGCACCAGTTTCAGCTTCAGCTAATGTAGCTCCACCTAGCACTAACCCACCTCTTGTAGCCGCATCTTTTACTTCTCGGTCTACAAACTCTTTAAAAGTTTGACTTCCACCACTTTTAGGCATTTTACGCATAACTTTAGTTAATATGTTAGCTACCAATCCACCCTTATCCAACACATTTCTGAAACCATAATTTTCTAATGTAGCCGCAATAAAAGCTACTGGCATTTTAAATACAGCTTTTTCATTTTCACTTATACCTGCAAACTCTGGATTGTTCATCATCTCTTCGTCAAGTTTACCAGAGGTAAGTAAAAATAAACTTGCAAGTCTTGCTGGCCCAAGAGCTAAAGAAGGTATAGATTCTGCAAGTCCTGCTAACGCACCAATCCAAAAGTTTTCTTGTTGCACTGCAGCGTATTGTTCGGTTATAGATTTACCAGCCACCTCTTCAAGCAAGTCTTCTCTTATCATAGTTACAACACCCCCTTCTCTTTTTCCGTCCACCATCTTACCGTACTTTAAATCTTTAGCATATACATCTCTAACCTCGTCTACTAATTTGTCGTAATCAGTTAATTGAATAGTTGTTCCAGGTGCGCCTACTCCTGCAGCGATTGTTTTAGTTCCAGCATCACCTCTATAAAAGTTTTTTAATTCATCTATTGTTATGCCTTCTACATCTTCATCTAATGGAATCGGTAAACCTTGTTGTTCTGCAGCTTTTATTATTTCATTTTTATATCTTTCCTCTCCCATCTGTTTTTGCAAATCAATAGGCAATAAATTTACTCCTGATTGAATACCATAACCAACTAATTCAGCAATAGGCCCAAGGACACCACTAGCTCCTTTATATTTCATTAAAAGACCGAAGCTACCTTGTTGTTCTTGCATGTCATAATACTTTCCAACCGCTTCATTAAGTTGAGTTTGTCTTGCTTTCAGATTTTTTTCTTCTTCTAAAAGTTTTGCGCCTGCAGCATTGTGTATTGCTATTCTGTTATTTAAATCATTTACTTGTTCTGGAGTCATAGACTCAATGTCATTGATTTCCTGTTCAAACTTCAAAGAGTTAGCTGAATAAAGTTGAGCTCCTTTATTAAAACGGTCTTCTCTTTTAGAAAAAGCAGACATCGAATCATCCATAGCTTTATCATTCCTAAATTTAATTTCGTTTGCTTCATAACCTACAACAGTTTTAGCCAAAGCTTGACTTGCCTCTTTGTTTTTTTCTATAAACTCAAGTAATTGTAAAGCACGCTTCTCTTCATTTTGTCCTATCCCTATATTAACTCTTTGTTTCTCTCCGTTTTTTGCAGTGACTTTTATTTTTTGTCCAAGTATATCTGCTTCTTCAAATTTAAATCCTTGGTCACCATATAAATAATTTAGTTTTGGAACAACAAAACTTTCACTTCTATCTAAAAGTTCTACCATGTCTTTGTACTCAGGAGAAGATGTGTTCACTCTTGACAACTCCATATCTGTAGAAACTATTTCTCCTTCTCTTTTTTTCTGTTCCTCTATGTTTGTGTTATCAAAACCTTCAACAGGTTTTATAAGAGCATCTCTTTGCTCTTTTAAAGCTTCTAGCTCTATCATTGCAGGGGTTTCTTCTGCAGGTTTACCTAGAGGATACAATTTTTCTTCTTGTTCAGATAAAGGAGTTTCAGCTTCTGTTTGAATTTGTTTTTCAAGGTCAGCTATTTGAATAGAAAGGGTATCTATTTTACGACCAGTTTGTAGCTCTTGGTCTTCTGATAAATCCGAACCACCATCTCCCGAAGGAGAATCCATAGGTTCGTCTTCGATTTTTTTTTTTGAAGAATACTGATTGTTAAAAGTTTCTTTGTCTTTTGAATAGAGCTTTCTATCGGTGACCACATTGTAAACTTTATCTACATATTCAGGGTCAGAAAACTGCTCTTCAAATTCTTCTAAAGATTTTGAATAAAGTTTCTTATCTATTAATACGTTATATAATTTTTCAATTTCTTCCATATTAATCTGTTGGGTCTAATATATATGTTGGGGGAACATCGCCTTCGTATGTATACTCTGGGTTGCTTCTTCTAAATATAGAATAAATCATATCTTCACTTCCAGCTATCAATGCTGTCTTTAACAACTCCATTCTTTCTTTCGTTACTTCTGTGCTTAAATTTAATACAGCAGTGTTGCCATCATAAATAATTAGATTACCCAAATCATCTTTTTGCATATTTAAACCAAGGGGTGTAACTAATGTTTCAATTTCAGCATCAGTATATACATCACCATCCGCAGGATTTACCAATCCTCCTTCAACTGTAAATAAATTCTCTTTTAAATAAGCTTTTGCCTCATCTATTTTAATAGCATCCCTCAAAGCTTTTTCTCTTTCCTGTTGTTCTTTCAATTCAGTAGCAGATATTTTTACAGGAACATCTGTAAACATTCCACTACCTAATGCAGATGACAATGCTTCAAAATCTACATTACCTTTAGCACCAGCTAATAAGAGACCTAGTGTTTCTTTATTTATTACTTGTCCACTTCTCTGTGCTATTAAAGTTAAGTCTAATATTGTTTTTATATTATCATCAAAATTATTTGTAACTGTTGGTTCAACTTTCGTATAATCAGCAGCACCCTTAAGCATCTCCTCTGCATTTTTTAATATAACTTCTTTAGCTTTATCACTTTCATAAAATCTACCAGACTTGTCTTGGTAAAATATGTAAGGGTTTTTATCTTGTAACTCTTTTAATTTTTCTTCTGTTAATATACCACCGATTTCATAGTATTCCATAGGCACTGAAGCATACTCAAAGTTAACAGTGTCTTCGCCATCTTTTATTGTATTCGCCATAGCAAACCCTCTTAATGCTGTTGGCTGAGATAGCATTGCTTCTGATGCATTTGTTAAAGCTTCTTTGCCTTCATTAGTTGAAATAAATCTTCCAACTTCTTGTTTACCACTAGCAGTAGTTATGTCCTGTACTCCTGTTAAATTTTTAAGAGTTGATGTTATTGCACCCGCAGTATCATACTGACCTTGAAACTTCATATTAACACCATTAAAGTATTGATTTATTGACATAATATCATATCCACCCTTGAGTCCTTCACCTACCTTAATTAAATTTGCTTGATATGACTCTGGGTCAAAAGCTATACTTACATTACCTAAATCAGAAAACTCTTGTAGCTGGCTAAGTTTAAATAAGTCTTCATCACTTAATTCGCCCGCTGATTTTTTTTCTTCTATGTCATTAATCATTGTTGCGTACTTAGTCATAGAATCTACAGTCATAGAAACCTGAGAGTTTAAGTTAGCCATAAGGATATCATAAGTTCTCTTATCTATATCTCCGTTATTAAATTGTTGATTTACTTTAGATGCAGATTGCATTGCAGCTTGAGATGTGTCCCCAAAAAATCTATTGTATTCCTGGTTAAAACTTGTAGGCATTTTACCTAAAAGCTCTGCAAACTCACGGCTGGTTGTTGCTACACCTGCAGCATCATCAGCTTTCTTTTGCTCGTATGCTTTTAAATCGTCACTAAGACTCTTAGTAACTGTAGCCATATCTATGCCTAAAGCATCCCCTGGTCTTAATCTTTCGTATCCGTAATATGACATAAAATTAACTTGTTTCTGATTGTCCTCTAAACATCGATGTATAATCTATTGAAGGCTGTGGTGCTAATGATGAAACTCCGTCAAGTAATTCAAAACCTGATGGCATATTTATATCTACGCCTAAACCAGGTGCTTGTCCTCCTATAAAACCACTAAATGGGTCAACTGGTGTTTCACCGCCTCCTTTTTTACCGTCTAGTAAACCTGATGTTGCTAGTCCTGAAAGACCTCCACTTAATTGACTAAACCCTTGCTGCATATTATAAGTACGCATCTTCATAGCATCTTGTGCTGCTTTTTGAGCTCCTGCTGCTTCAGCTAAATCTACAGAGGCTCTTGCTGAACCAAGTCTTGATTCTTCTTGAGCTACTAGCCTATCTAATTGTGACATCTCTTGCGCCATAGCTGCTCGTTGTCTAGCTAAGCCCGCTTGTTGTGCTTGTACAACTCTACCAGCTGTAGCTGCTGCGCCTCTTGGGTCTCCCTCAACTCCGGCTTGTAATGCACTTGCTCCTGCCTGTGCTAAAGCTTCTCTTTCTAATTCATAAGGTTCTTTTGCAATTGATAAACCTTTCATATAATTTACTGATAATTCTTTTTTAGCCTGAGCTGCCGCTACTGCCGCTGCATTTTGAGCTTTCTTCATTGCATCTCTCTGTTTCTTTGCTTCACCGAAACTAAATATAGAGCCAACAATTTGAACACCTGCCGCTGCTAATAATAAAGGGTTTGCCATAATAAATTTTTATAATTACAAAGATACTAATTTTTACGGATAGCTTTTCATTACATCGCTCTCTACTGCAAACAGTTCCGTAGCCTGAGTGTTGTAGTTTGTTATAGTAAATATACAATAATGTCCTAGTAAACCATGAGATTCAGCTTCAGAACTTTTTATAAACATAATGTATGGGTCATTTAATGGAAAAGCTACAGTGTTTGCAGAGGTTGTACTTACAATTAATTCATTGATTCCGTTTTGTAAATCTACATTTATCTGAGTTACAATTCCACCATAAGAAACCTCAGTGTATTGAGGTAGAGAATGGTATACATAATCACCTATGCTTATAAAATTACCTATCGATACAAGTGGGTTTGTAGAAAAACTAAGAGTTGTTGTCCCTTGTGTGATAGCTACATTAGATGTTTTTCCGATACCATTAGCAGACCTCAGTGCATATTGCCCTTCAAGTGCTGGAACTTCTCCGCTTTGTCTAAGATATGCAAACCAAGCTCCTTCTTTTTTTTCAAACCAACCATCTTCCATAAAGCCATTTATTTGTATATCTGTTTCTAAATAAGATTCCCAAGCATCATTAGATTCTAAGTTCAGTGTTTTAAATATTTTATTTTCCAGTGGGTTTTGATTAAACACACTTGTTATTTGTGAGTTATATTGTTCTCCATAATAATTGTTTCTTTTTTCATTTACATTGTGCTGGTATAAATTACCTCCTTGAAATGTGTAAAAGAAATTATTCATCCCTATCATATACTCTGGTATATAAGAATAAAATGATGGCCAACCTTTAGAGTTTTCACTATAACTAACCGTCCATTCTGTTTTAACTGGAGATGGTATAGGAGGAACTACACTAGGTGGAGCTGGAGTTGGTGTTACAGGAGTTGGTGTGCCGGGTTCAGATGGGTTACAATCAGTGCTAAATCTTAAATTATTTTCTCCTAAAAAATATTGTCCGTTTGTAGACTCGGGATATAATGTTTGATAGCTTATTACTCCAAAATCTTGATTTACATTTAAGGTTATTGTTCCTGAATAAAAATCATAAGTGTTCCCATCTAATGCTGTAGCATTTCTTTCTAATTTTGTTCCAGTATAAGATATTTGATTTTCTTTTCCATTATTTAAAAAAGCTATAGGCCACTCTGAACTTACACCAGTTATTTGATATATTCCGGTGTTAACCTCATAATTACCCCACTCTCCATTTATAACATAATATCGTATTGTAACGTTTTCGAATTCTCCTATGGTTGCAGTACTACTAATAACCGTTAGAGAGTTTGTAAAACTTAAACAATACTGACCAGTTCCTGGAGATGGTGTTGGTGTCGGACTGGGTGATGGTGGTGGTGCTATAGCAGCATTACAAGTTGCACAATCTGCATACGTCGGTATGTTAGCAATATCTAAATAAGATATGTTAGTAGTGCTTACACCGTTTGTCCAACATATAGATTGATATGCTAAATTGGATGGCCATGCTGTAAAACTTGAAGGCGCTCTAAATATTTGTTTTTGACTTGCTGCATTACAGTTTTCATATTCATAATAACTATATCCTTCTATAGGTGTTGGGTCAGCCTCACCACACTTTGTTGAACAGTTTTTATTAAAATCATTTACAATACCATAAACAGATGTTTTTCTAATTTCAGAACCACGCTCTAAACAATATACGTGAATTTCATTTGCAGGAACTTTTATATTTATTTTATCACCACTATAACAAGTGACTACCCACGTACATTGACCATTCTCGTCACCTATTTCGTCAATAGGACATGTAAAATTAAATTCAGCACCAGCCATAAAGAGATTATTTGTTTACAAATTTACGAATTATTTAGCTTTGTTATTTTATATAGGTATTTATAAAAGCATTATAATCTTTAATCCAATTTTCAGCTGACCTTTTAGAACAATTTAAATTTTTAGCATCTGGCCAAAAGTTTTGTTTAATTTTTTTTGGTCTATTTAATTCTCTATAATTATCTACTCCAGAAACAAAATATTTATGCCATATTAAATTTTCACTAGGAGCATATATGTCTACGCCACATTGATATAGAAGTAAACTATAAAGTTCTTGCTCGCATGTACCATAATATTTATAATCATCTACAGTTAAATGTTTTACTATATCACCTTTACAAAACATGTTACCTCCAGATATATTCATAATTTTTTCATTTTTATTTTGTGCTAATTTTTGGTGGTGTGGACCTATAAAATTTCCAACAAATGGAATTTCATTAGGTATATAAATAGAAGATAAATTTCTTTTACTATAAACTTCATAAAGTTCATTGAAGTGATACTCTCTTGGAAAACCGCTAATTACGCTTTTATTTGGCGTTTCTTTCAACATATTTATATACTCAACGTCCCAACCATTTTTAAATCTACTATGACTATCAACTAATAAAAAATAATCTTGATTATTATATAATTCTTTCATTATAATATTTCTAGCCCAGCCGCATCCTTCTGCATATTCAGGAAGCACATGTTTTATTGAAATATTTTTGATGTTAAACTGTGATAAAAAACTATTAAAAACTAAATATGAATCCTGAATTAAAACCCCTACGTAAACCTGATTTGGACTAGTAGCTCTTTTATATAAATCAGTTACAGTGGGAAATAATTCAGAATCTTTAAATGAAGCTATGCTTACAAATATTGATTCCATGTTATTTTATAATTGCAGAAGAGCACTCTTTACATATAGAATTGAATGCTTTTTTATTAACTAAATCTCTTTCTTTTGAGAACCATATTTCTTTTATTGTCTTATGTTTTAAGTTACCATAGCTATACTCCATATAATAATCATTACAACATAAAAAAACATCACCTTTTGGAGATATATGCAACCACTCTGTATCCCTTTTAACACTACAACCAATTACTTCTCCTTCAGGTATATTATTAAGCATGACATCTTTTAACAAACCTGCTCTATCTATTAAGTTCCATTGCTCATATATTTTAATTGATGGAAATAATTTTTTGGCAATAGCAACCTGGTTTTGCATTTCATTTTTTTCTAAATCTGGAAAATTTTTTAGTTTAATTATATTTGAATGTTCGTTTATACCGTTTATATGTAGTAATAACAAATTAGGGTTATATAAATTATTTGAAGCATAATCTATGTTTCTAATTAGTTTGTCAAACATAACCTCTTTCATTCCAGTTCTTTTTTCAAATAATCTTTTTTCATAAACAGGAGCATTGATTGCTATCATACTAACAGCAGGTTGATGTTTGTTAATTAAGTCAATTTTTTTAGGCGTGAGAGGAACTCCATTTGTTAATATACATATTGTCAATTTGTTTTTATTTAATATTTTAAGCATAGACTCGAAGTGTTTGTACAACAATACTTCATTATAATGAGAACAATAAATAAAATGCAGGTTTGGGTTTATTAAATCTCCTTTTAAATTTACAATTTCAGATATAATTTTATCAAACAAATTTATATCCATTTGATTAATTTGATTTTTAGGATTCCCTAAAGTGCTTACTGGACAAAACCAACAGCCTGCATTACATAAACCATTTGGGTCTAACTGTATGAAATTTATCATTGTTAATTGTACTTATAATGAACATCAAGAGTTCTGTAAGAATTACCTTCTAAAGGTTCTTTTCTACCGTGTTCACAAATTGCAGATTCATATATTATCATGTCACCAGGTTCTGCATATATTTTATACCATTCACCGTCATGACCCATTATATCTAAAGGCCAATCGTTTCCATATTTTTTATTTTGACATCCACATTTTAAATTTTTATCTACAATTATTATAGAGCTTACGTGATTAGATTTAAAATCTTCATAAGTAGGAGTTATTGTTTCTCCTTTTTGATATGAATTTATACCTTGTATTAATGAAGGTTTTATTGGTTGATTGTTTATCCATTCTTTATGGACTAATAGTAATTGAGTTTGTATTAATTTTTTTATTGAAGGTAAAACGTCAAGTGAAAACATATTTACGCTTTCTTCTTTTTCTTTTAATAATTTATATGTGTCATTAATTATATTCCACGTTTCAGGCGGACATTTTTGCAATGCAAAACCAAGGTCAGTGTGTTTGGGAATTTGCTCTTTAGATGTAAAAACTTTTGGCTCTAATTTAGAGACAGGTTTTTTTTCTTGTTTTATTAATTCTGATGCTTTTACAACATAAGATTTATTAATAAATTCTCCTTCTTCTTTTTGTTGTTTTTGAGAATCATAATACAATTGTGCATCCCCTGCTCCATCCCAAGATTTTTCTCTCCACCATGATGTAACAACATATTTTTTACCCTCATCTACTGTAACGCCTTCATGCAAATATTGTTCTTGAACTTTTCCGTCTTTTAGATTATGCCACCATAAAGCTTTACCTGTCTCAGGCTCTATTGTTTTTTGTAGTGTTGGAAAATATGTGCCCCCACCTTTGTACCCCTCGTTTAAATAAATCATTAAAGTGTGTGTTCTATTACCTGATGCTTTACAGTGCATGTCGTAAGCAGGCCCACTAAAAAAATCATTGTGTGGTTTGAAGTATTGACCTGGTTCATAGAGCTGTCCCTGTATAGCTTCTCCTTTATTTAATTCTAATCCTAAAGTTTCAGATATTCTTTTTTTTAAATTTAACAAAATTGGGTTTGTCATATCTAAATTAGAAGTGCTTGAAGTTCTGTGGTCAGTAACATCAGTTCTATCTGTACCTCCAACAACAACAGATGAACGAGTATGATTGGCGTCAATCATTTTAATTAATTCTTGACATTCCTCAGGTGTGATATAATTATGTATTTCCTCCATTTGATTTGATTTAATTTCAAATAAAGTTAATCATAATTATTTAAAATGAAAAACTATGGACAATTAGTAACAGTACACGATAATGTAAATGATGAACCATTCCAGTATCTATAGAAACTTCCGTTGTTATAATAACCTGCTAATGCAGCTCTATCACAATTTGGAGTTCTGTATAAAAGTGTTGCAGTACAGAAATCAGTTGTATTCATAAAGTATCCAATGCTCAAACTACAAGTAAAGCTTGGAACAGGCGATGGACCACTCTGACTTATATACTCTAAGCTTACCGCATTACACGCAGGTGTTGGAGTCGGTGTTGGAGTAGGCGTTGGTGTTGGACTCGGTGTAGCTTGACAATCAAAACATAGATTAAATGACGCATACGCTAAGTACGAACCATCAGTACCACTTCCAGCGTTTGTGTCAAATTCAAAACATATCGACCCACTTTTTAACACATTAGGGAATGTAGTGCCAAATGGTGCGCTTACGTCTAATAAGTTACTAGGGTCGTTACAATCTAAATACCTTCCATATATTGTGCTCGGAGGAGTCGGTGTTGGACTCGGTGTTGGAGTCGGTGTTGGAGTAGGCGTTCCAGAACATCCAGATAACCCCGAACAACTATTACTTACTACATCAAGTACACCTTGACAATTGTGATATCCTATATTAACAGCCGTAACTTCATAACATTGAGATGTATCAAACGTTGGACATCCACCAGTTGTACCACCAGAACTTATTTTAATACCTAATCCTATAACCAAACTATTGCTTCCTGTTATCTCAACGTGATATGTAGGGCTTGTTGTACCACAAGCAACTATCGATATTTCTTGAGTCGCAGGTGCTGGAGTAGGCGTTGGACTTGGGCTAGGCGTTGTTGCACAAGTCGTTATAGCCTGGACAGCACCGGTAGAAAGAATTAAATATTTATCATTTGAAGGTTGAGGTAAATATCCTAATTGATTAGAAATACTATACCATTCTAACCCTCCATTAAATACTGTTGTTTTAGAAGAGTTAGCGTATAAAGTGTCTCCAACAATAATTTGACCTACAGTTGCTCTATTAGAGAACACAAAGTTATTAGTTCTATGGTTACAAGCATCTGCTTCAATATATCCTTGTTGTGGCAATGCATTAATAAAGAATGAAGGGTTTTCACAATCATAACAATTATTAAAGCTTGATAAAGACTCTACGCTTATAGTTGATGTTGCAGTTGTTGATACTGGGTTTGAGTAACAAATATTGTTATGTTTTATAAAGCCAGGGAAACTTGCTGTTGTGCTAAGTTTTCTAAATACTGCTGTAGTTGATGTTTGACATTCCGTATAAGTTGCATAATTATAAGTTGGAACTGCTCCACAGCCCGAACAACTACTAAATGTAGAATTTAATACAACAGACGAATCATAGGATGTTGCTGCGTTATCTATAATTTCCCAACAAGTTGTACCAGTAAACTCTGGGTTTGGTGCGCTAGCTGCGCCCGTTATTTGTATTACAATACCATTAGCTAAAGTTGGCGCTGTTAAACCTGTTACTCTTACTTTGTAAGTTGGAGTCGTAGTGAAACATTGTCTTATTTCAACATCTTGGAATGTAGGAGCTGGGCTAGGTGTTGGGCTAGGTGTTGGAGGCATACAGTCTATAATTGTATCAACAACACCAAGTGAGCTAATAAGTAAAGCATATCCACTATCTAAGTTTGGATAATGACTATTTACGTTTGTTACACCATAAAAACTTAATCCTCCATTCCAAACATTAGTTAGACCTGAATTAGTGTAAATTATATCGTTTACCTGTATCGAAGCTACATCAGCTCTTGATGTGTACATGCTGTTAGTAGCTTGTGCGGCACACGCAGTAGATGAGTTTCCGACTCCATTACCTACTGTATACGTAGAGAATATTTGTGTTCCAGGAGCTGGAGTTGGACTAGGCGTTGGACTTGGAGTTGGACTTGGAGTTGGACTTGGGCTAGGCGTTGTACCTAGACATGTAGCACAATCTACATAAGAAGCAGTAATATCATTAGTGCTGGTAGAGCCAGTTGCAGAAGGAGAAGAGTAACAAAGATTGTTATCTTTTACAACCGCTGGGAACGAGCCACCAGAGACTAATCTAAATATTTTAGGAGTTGAACCACCACATAAAACATACTCTCTATAGTCATAACTAATAGGTGTCGGTGTTGGCGATGGACTAGGAGTTGGACTTGGAGATGGAGTAGGCGTAGGGGTAGAGCCACACTCAGTACAATTATTATAACTTACTAAACCATTTACATTTATAGTAGATGTTGAACCTGTAGCTTGTGGATTATCATAACAAATTGAATTATAAGATACAGTTTGTGGAAAAGTTCCTCCTTGAACTATTCTAAATACTTCATTAGGACTTACACCATCACAAGCTGTATAAACTCTATAGTCATAAGCAATAGGTGTTGGAGAAGGGGTAGGTGTTCCACAATTTGGACAATCATCTTCAGCAAACAACACACCAGAAGCTTGCTGCCTTACAATTGACTGGTCAGAATACCATCCATCAGGAGCAAAAGAAGATAGGTCAGCATCCGTGAACAATGCAGTAGCAGTTGAAAAACTTGCTGAGCTATAATAATATGTTCCTGTTGTTGCCATTTATAATTTTACAAAGTTAACCATTTATGTTGAACATCTTGAATCTCCACATCCTGCTACTTGAACAATTACTTCACCGTTTTGTCCACTGCCTCCTACATCATATAAAGATACACATCCTATTATTGAGCCAAATTGATATTGAACCTCATCTCCAACAACAATACCTAGTGTTTGGTTTGCTTTCACATACACTGCTTGCAGACTAACACAATCAATTCCTAAGAAATAATCATATACCGGTGCTGGACTTGGAGTTGGACTTGGAGTTGGACTTGGAGTTGGACTTGGTGTAAACGTACAATTACAACACGCATCTAATAAACTTGTTGAAGAATAACACAATTCTTGACCTACTGCATTTCTTAAATCATATATCAAATATAATTTGTTTCCGTTGGCCGGTAAACCAAATTCAGCGCTATATAAATTAGGAGCGCCAGTAGTGTTTATTGGAGTAGCTTTTATTGACGCCGCTAATAAAATACTTATATCAGTTGGATTATTTTCATATAAAGCATCAGTTCTTAAATATCTAAACTCATTTTCTATTGGGTCGAATTGGAAATCATCAAAATTAATTTTGTTAGACCTCATTATAATGGTTGAACCATCAGGCGGTATAACACCTAAAGCTTGAGGGCCTTCAAGCTCTCTATATTGTGAAACTATTGGGTCACTAGGGCTAGCTAAAAAAGTAACTAAATCTGATTGTGTTGGTGAGGTAACAGTTAAATTTGTCCAACTAAATTCAGTGTGTGAAAACTGGCCAGAGTTAGCGTTTGTAGTAAGCGTAACACTATAAACACTAAACACTTCTTCTTCTGGACACTTTACAGTAACTTGAATTGTATCATTTACTATTGCATCCGAAGAAATAATCATAACAACTTCTGTAGGCGTTGGATTTGGTTTTGGAAACCTTAAAGTTCCACTTTGATAAACAATACCTGTAGTGTATGTAACACCATCATATATTGCTTGAACTATATACCCTGTACCCGTCACTTGACCTTCCGTTTCTAAATCTAATCCTGCTTCTGAAACCATTTGCTGTTCCGTCCCTTCTGTTACAATTAAATCTGTGTTCTCAAAAGGAATTACATAATCTATCTCTACATAATTAAGATTTGATGGAGGGCCTACAGTTTCACCTAACTCCACACAATAAACAAATTCTTGTCCAGCAACAATAGTTATATTTTTAGTAACACCACATGCAGTACATAACTCTGTTTCCGGCTTTACAATTGTATTAGTTGTAAAAACATACTCTTGCATATAAGGGTCATATCCACCTAATTTTTGTGTTGATGAAGCCTCAGCAAATAAATCTCTAAACCAACTTCTCATACCTTCATTAGATATAACCGTCAGAATTTCATTTTGAGCTG